ACCACCCATGTTAGCAGTCATCGTCTTATCTTCTTCAGCATAATCAGTAGTATAATCACGACCACGAAAGGTAAAGATACCTCCCGCTCCCATGTCAGCTCGTGCGTCTTTGAAGGCTTCACCGAAGTCTGTAGGTACTGGGGGTGCTGCTTGTACCTGTGGTACACTAGATTGCATGATTGCCTGTTCAATGGAGATGGGATCCGCTTGAGTGTTGGGTCTCATTTGAGGGCGTGAGGATGCCATAGTGTCTATGGTACCAGTAGTCATTTGAGGAGCTAGATCTTTAGGTCTCATTTGAGGAGGGATGGAAGTAATGGGGGCTACGGATACTGCCTGGGTTGGAACTTGTGGGGTTGTCCCTACTAAAGTTACACCTACTTCTCCTGAAATCTCATTGATAATATCATCTAATTGGTTATCATCTAGCTTTTTAAAACCTTCCCATTCGTTACGAAGCTCTTCCCTAGCAGAGGACATAGTTCCTTTAGTTCGATCCTTGACCCTATGAACAGCTAGGTATGCAGCAAGTGCATCTTGTGTTGACTCGTTGAACGGAGTATCATCATCAATTCCCAATTTTTCAAACACCCCCCTCTTTTTAAGATCACGAAGGGTTGAACCAACAAACTGATACTTACCTACAGCTGTGGTATTTTTATCAAAGTTATCTTTATTGTACTTATGAAATGCCCCGTTAGGTTTAACAAGAGCTAAGACCTCTGCCATAGACATACCAGTAATATCTACACCTTTCCAGGGAGTTTCTTTTTTCTCTGAATTAGCAAACAACGTAGAGTAACTATCTGCTTCTAAGTCTTTAAGAGCCCCCCTAAACTTAGAAGTTGGTTTCATAAATGAATAACCACCATCATTGTAGTTTTGAATACCACCACCCATGTTTTTCATTGCACGATGCTGTAAACCTGCGGCATTCATTTGCTCTATCACAGGAGCAAACATAGTTGATGCTTCCTTGTTGAGGACAAATTCCCCAGGTGTTAGCATCGCAGGTACAGTATCCCTATTAGTTGGATCTGTTTTATCGATCATATCATTCTCCTGATAGTGGTGACTTCATTTCTTTTGCACATTTGCAAGATGTTTTGCCACAAGAGCAAGGGACCTTACCCCCATCGTTAAATAGTCCAAACAATTTACCTAGGCCAATACCAATTCCGATAGGTCCAAGGGCTGCCATTAACCCTGTACCAGCAGCACCAGTAGCAGCACCAGTAGCAGCATTACCACCTAAAGCGGTTCCAAGAGTGCCTACGAAACCTTCCTTAGCTGCCATAGAAGAAGCTGCAGATCCAATACCTTTATCGATAGCACCCATAGCAAGTTTAGATCCGATATCTGAGAGAGGACTTGCCTCTGTCTGTGGCATCCGTGCCTGCATAAGTTGACGCTGACGTATCTCATCTTCACGTAGACCTGATTTGGCTACTGATACACCACCTGGACTTCCATTGTTGTAGGTTTTAACACGAGGGCCTATGGGGCCACCGTTGTTATTACCTTCCCAAGCATCCCAAAAATCATCATCACTCATATCACTTTGTATTGCTTTGGTTTCTGCTGCTACCTGTGCTTGATGGGCATCTTCCATCATCTGTTTATGGAAATCACTACTATCATCCTTATTAGTGTTGATATTAGATGTGGCATTAATAGGGGAACCAGTGTTAGACATGTCAGCTATCACTTCGTTATTTGAGTAGTTGGTAATACTTTCAGGTTGTACGTACTTACTTATTAAATCATTACCTGTGAGGGCTTTATAACCTGTGTTTACAATAGATGCATTTGCAAGGTTGCGAACACCCCCTCCAATATCTCCAAGAACTCCATACTGACCAGCACCATCATAACCACCACCTGATATTAAGTTACCAGAAGCAGAACCGGACTCAAAGTCATTCCAAAAATCTTCATCAGAAACACTTTCATTCCGGATAAAGTTAGCTTCGTATTCACCAGCAGCTGCAGGATCAACATATGTCTTACCAGTAGGATTATCTTCTGTAATGTTAGCAGCTATGTTAACTGTAGCCCCAGGGTCAGCGTTACCCCAGTGTTCACTTGTACTCTTAGTTGATGAAAGCGCAATTGAATCTGCATCTTTAATAGCTTGCCGTTGTACTTCTGCAGAAGCACCAGTTGCTGCTATCTCACCACGCAATCTTCGACGCTCATTTGCAAGTGCTCTGTAATCAGGTACAGTAGACTGTCCAGCAGTGTAAGATAAAGGTCCAGCTGCCTGACCACTTAGATAACTTTGAATAGCTGCAGCTGCATGACCACCTTGGGGGATACCTGTTGCCACCGCAGGGCCAGGTGCAGGCTGAACCACACCACCCTCTTGGTACTTTTGGATTATACGTCTCATCACTTACCTCCACCTACTTGGGTGCTTTTGCTTCCCAAAGCAGGAGATCCATACAGACCAAACAATCGTTGGATACCCTGATAAGCTGCATCACCTTCGTTCTGATTCTGCTGCTGAATCGCTGACCCAGCTTGCCCAAGTAGGTTAGCACCAGCTCCGAATTGACTTTGGAGACCAGCCCCAGCTCCGAACACACCACCAGCTCCAGACAAAGCAGATGCACGACGATTGGCAAGCTCAGCTGCTGCCATATCACCACCCACTTTCATAGCAGCTGAATCCATAGACTGTTGTGCACGAGCACCACCAAGGTTACCACCTCGTGAGAACTGACCTTTCTGCTGCCCCAGCAAACCTTCAACCGCAGTTCCAATACTACCTTGCATGGAAGTCATTTGCTTACCTAAAGCATCAGCTCCAAACAAACCAGTACCAGCAGCAGCATCTCGGTACGCTTGGGTAGCTCCGTAACTGTCTGCGGCAACCTGATCGTAGATACCACCAGTGCCCCCAAGTACTTTCTGTTTCTCTAGTGCAGCAAGTTGTTCTGGTGTTAACGCCGCAACGTTATCCATAGCTCCTACATTATAAAGATCAGTAGCATTTGCTAAAGCATCCTCTACATAGGGTTGAGCGTAGTCTGGAAGACCTGTTGTTGTTGTTGTCGTAGCCATATTAAACCTCCTTAGTGAGCGTTATGAACGTCTCACAGTATCCGTATTTTTTAAGGGCACGTGCCCAACCTTTGCGCCCATAGACTACAGTTCTTTTGCAATCATTGAAACGTGCGAAATCCTCAAATATATTCATGCACTCTGGTAGGAATTCTAACAAACCAGGTGATGTGCAGGCAATGACGGATAGTTGTCTCTTACCTTCTATTTCTTCAAAGCGGGTAATACATACCTCACCTTCATGTCTAATCCAACATTGTCCCACAGCACCTAAGCATTGGAGGAAGAGTCCGTGAGATGTCACGGCTCCTCCTCCATGTTCTAATGCTTGATCGATTAAGGGCCTTAACTTATGCCACTTGTCTGCCAACTCAGGGCCACTTAATAGTCTTATCATTTAAAATATTCCTTCAGGCAGTGTAGGTCTTGTTGCATCTTCATTATTTGGGTAAGATAACCACTGATCTCTCCATGTTGAGAGTGAAGATTGCTGCTCTGCAGTAAGAGAGTTATACCAAAGGGCATTCATGTTATCAACAGTCCGAGAAAAGACTTCTGTTCTATCTTTTCTGCGCAACTCTGCGGATAGCCTTTCAACAGACGTAATAAGTGTACCATCAATATTGTTACCCACGTAAGTTTGAGCATACTCATAGCTTCCCAAACTTGCTATATCAATGACATTACCTTCTGCATCTTTTAATTCATAAAGCATGAATATCTCCTATAGCTTCTTAAAGAAGAGAACACCGTTCCCCCCATACCCACCAGAACGAGCACCATCAGCCCTGGCACCACCGCCTCCGCCACCATAGCCTCCTGCCCCTCCAACAGCTTGAGCAGTTTGACTGGCGTTTGCGGCTCCACCGCCAGAAAAAACACCACCGACACCACCCCGTGCAACAACTTGATTGTCATCAATGTTTGCACTTTCATAATATCCACCATCAAAGTAACCAGATGAAAGTTCACGTCCCATAAAAGTTAAGTTAACTGCATCCGTATCTGCCGCTGGTGTAAATCGGGTAATGCCCCCTGTAGTAAGTCCAGCAGTTCCTGAATCAGTGTTAGCAACACTCCCCCCGTATATGTAAGTGGGAGCAGAGGTAGTGTTTGGAGCCTCGCCAACGATATTTAAAAATTGTATTCCTGCCCCACCACCAGGACTAGAGTTCGATCCCTGTGAACCAGAGGTTGTGTGGGAAAACAGTAAATCAACAACACCTGATACGATCGAGGCTGTTCCCCCTGCTCCACCCACACTGCTTGATCCCTGGTTACCACCAGCACTTCCCCCTGTGGTGGTTGCCAGCGTGGTGCCACCTACTGTGAAAGTAGAGGTACCTCCAGGCGAAGTACCAGTAGCGCCGAGTCCTCGTGTGAAGGCTAAGGTAGTAGTGCCGTCCCACTTGAATGAGAAACGAGCTAGGCCAGATGAACCTCCTCCCTTAGCACCGGAGGTACTGTCATCTGTGTCATAGGAACCCCCTTTACCTCCTCCACCGCACATTACGAAAGAATAATAACCCGCACCGTCAAGTTGGCTAGATAAGTTTGTAGAGCTTGCAACAATGACTGAGTAGTTAGCAGAATCAAGTCCTGCGAGAGCAGCAGGATTAAGAGAGGTTATTCGACCTGCTATTTGTAGGATACCTGCACTTTCATCCCAGGACAAATACTGATCACTTGAACCTACAACAAAGTCACCAGCAGTAGTACCTGTAGCAATACCATTATTCTGACCCACAAGAGCGGTACCTGCTGTAGTTCCTTGGGGGATTGGTTGCTCACCATCTGTGTTTAATGTGATATTACCAGCTTTAATATTCTTACTAGTAATAGCATTAACATTAATTTGATCAGCATCTATAGTACCTGTAGAAATATTACCACCATCTATTGACGTTACAGGACTACCATTAAGTGCAAAGTCACCATTGTTGAATGTCACAAGACCTGAAAAAGATATCCCCTCTTTAGGAGTGGTACCAGTATCTGAACTGGTTGTAGCTATACCTGTTACATCTATGAATAGTAAATCAGAAAAGTAAACCAACGTAGTTGAAGTAGCAACGGCTGTTGGTGCAGTCTCCGACCAAGTTGCTGATGGGGTACCCGCTGTGATACTAGACAGTGCAAGGGTTGACCATGTTAGTATAGCAGATGGAGCACCAGGTGTGCCTGTAGATGAGGATGCATATAACCTACGTGAAACAAACCTTGGGGCTGGGGATCCATCAGCTCCAGACGAGGAGCCTGGATTAGCTTCCCAATTACCAACAGCTTCCCAGTTTCCTGTAGAGTTAGGTTGACGAAGACTAAGAGATGCTACGTATAGTGTACTACCAGATGCTGGGACAGTGGCTATTGTGCTCCAAGATCCCGTACTACTAGCAACACCCGTAGAGGCTACAAACCCAGCAGTGTTTAAAGGAACTGTTGGGGAGCTTGTTCCATTTTGAAACAGATAGACTGTACGAGAGCTGTCTCCATCTAATATGTTTTTTATTGTAATTTCATCTGATCCTACTCTTGGCATCTCTATTCTCCTTTAAGTATCAGCCACACTTACAGAGACTCCGAAACGCTCTTGTGTTGTTACATCTTCAGGCCCTACAATAATGTTTGGAAACCCTGTACCTGAGGCTAACACACCACCTGTTGAAATGACAGTCCGATCAGATATGGAGGTAACACGAACTGCTGCACCATTGGCCCGTGTCCAGGTGTATGTTACACTTGTGCTTGGTGCAACACCCGTATCAACATCTGTTACATTGGCTGTCAAAGTCTTAGCTGTTCCTGCACTATTTTTAAACACCGTCCCGTCACTAGATGTTACCGACACGATAATAGCACCAGTACCAGCCGCACCTTCTTGAACTTTAAACACAGTAAGAGCATCTGAACCACCAGTGGCACCTGTTACTTTAACTGTTAACGTATTACCAGTATTCCCTAAGTTTGTTTGAGCAATAGCTAGGCGAGCAATACCATTCTGTGTAACTGGAAAGGTACCTGTAGTTTCCACAGTACCCGAAGTATCAGCATCGTAGAAAGCAATACCACCTTGAGCAGTGCTCGTAGTGGTTTGAGTAATGAATGCAGCACCGTTAATAGAAGTAGCTAATGTGATGTTACCTGTAGTACCTTGAGACTCAATACCTAAAATAATATTAGTCTGACTAGCATTAAGAGTACCTGCGGAGTTCGCAAAGAAGGTCTGTGATGATGGTACAATCTCAATAACCTGACCACCAGCCCCCTCTTTAACAATAGACAAAGTAATGTCTTGTGTAAGACCAGTAACAGGTGTTGTTGTAGATGTTGGCACCACACTGAATGTTAGTCGTAGAGTGACACTGATTGCAGCTGTTGCTGAAACAGATGGGATTGTAATAGTACCACTAGCGTTAGATGGGGTTCCCCAACCAGTTGATGAACCTACGTATGCTATATTGGTGATTGAAAATGTTTCTGGTGTAGAGCCAATGGTAGCGACATAAGATGCTTGTGTTTGACCTACGAATACAATTAAGGTAGATGTAAATCCAGCAACGTTAGAGACTGTACCATTAGCTGCAGCAGCAAATGTGTGGTTAGCGTTAGTTGTGAACGCTGTAATCGGATTTGTACCGTCCGAAATATCGGTAATTGTAATTTCATTAGAGGCTACCCGTGCCATATTATTCTCCTATTTTAACAGAAACTGCTAATCTTATTTGTGTTGTTACATCTTCAGGACCTAGCACAATACGTCTAAGAACTCCTGTGTTTAAAGATGCAGTTATCGCAGCCGAATCTTCTGAGTTTGCTGGAACACCAATGGCACAAACCCCAGAACCATTTACGGTATTAGGTACCCCATTGGTTGAGAGGACTGTCCTACTCCCATCATTGGTTAGGCAAATAGTATTACCTTCATAGGTCCAGTCATAATCATAACCATTATAGTCTGTAGTTGTTGGGGTTACACCTCCAAGATTAACATTAGCCGTTAATGTCTTTGGGGTACCCACGGCATTCTTAAACACCGTCCCAGAGTCTGTAGTTATATATACACTCAAAGCAGAAGACCCATCCTGTGAAAGAATAACGGGGGTTTGCCAAGTGTTCGAACTCGTTATGGTACCCTCAGTTTCAGACACATACCTAAATGTAACCCATAGGTAACTAGCATCATCTGATGGTACAGTCCCTGTCCACCCATTGTTTGATGTTATTGTTACATTATCCAAGTTGGAGTAGTCATAAGTCACAAAACTAGGTGCAGGTGGAACAGTGTCATTAGCTGTGCGTTTGTATAGGAACAGAGTTATGTTACCATTGGCACCATCTGACCCCGTACCCCCACCTATTCCAGCACCACTTGCGTTAACACCTGGTAGGAGTCCCATATTAAGGGCTTGTGTTATTTGATTTGTCCAAGAATCTAAAACAGGGTCTCCGGTATAGGGTGGTCGGATAATAGACATTACCTGCGACCTCCCTTACTTATTTGAATTTGATATCCTGTGAGATTCCAATCAAGGGTTGTTTCATTTGACTGGCTTTCAATCCTGTAGTTTAAGAAGCGACCATTAATCCTAACATCCGCCTTATAATCTAGGGTAGTATCAAAAGGTATTGCAGGTCTAGTTGTAAAATCAACTGCCTCCCCAACCTTATCTACACCATCATACTTAATATTGGCTTTAGAAGATCCATCAAACAACAGAACCATACCCGACACACTCTCAGTGTCAAACTCAGGGGTGATTGCCATGCGCCTACGCTCTAGTACAGCCCCTGATAGGAATGAACTTCCATCTACACCAACAAGTTTTGTAGGTGCTGAAAGAAGAAGGTCTCCTCTAATAGCAGACATCGAGTTTGTACCTGTAGGTAAGTCTCGTTTAGTCCACACATTATTACGATAGTTCCACACATACACAGTTGTACTAGACCAGAACCAAACCTCATCATATTTATTAAATCTAACAGCTTTAATATTAGTGTTATTCCTAAAGAAACCCCTAACCCTACCATCAGCTATTGAAGATATGGATCCTGGATGACCACTGAATACGTAGCAGTCGTTACTTCCATATACAATATGTTTACCATCTACCTCTATAACACCACCTGTATTATTAACTCCATAGTTATTTGTTACTGGTGATATTTGGAATGGTACGAAAGGTGATCCGGTTTGTTGAACAGAGTGTATAGAAGAATCTGTGTATACATAGAGAACTCCTTGAAGCTCCTCCATGTCTTTAATAGTTCCTGTAGCTGCTAAGATAAACTCATCTGCTGTATTAGCACCATTCTTAAAGGGGTTCCAATTCTCAGGGATAGCACCTGGCCCAGCAACATCAGAGGTACGTATGGTGCCTGTGAGTGTACGACCACCCGTTTCTTTTAGGTTACCTGCAACTAAGAGGTTTCCATAAGACCTTACAACACCTGCTGTTACTGCTGTGATTGGGATAGTAGTTACAGACACCTTATATACAGAACCTCCTGAAGATGTCTCAGGTACAAAGAAGAATTTATTATTACTAAAGTCAACTTGTGTAATCGTTCCAATGTCTGCCAATGTGGCATCTGGTGATACAACTCCGGATGAGTCAACAGTGACTGTCTCTGTGTGGATTGGGCTAGATGTGTTCCGAGGTATTGCAGTTATCTTAATTGAGATGGTATTACCCGCACCTGGATTTACCAGCACCGTGTTCTTGATCTCAGTAGATCCAGAAGAACCATCATGTTCAAAAGAAGTAATCTCTTCCTCAACTGCATAGGAATCCCATCCAGGTAAAGGTGTAACACCCACCACATCATCTTGCAAGAAGACAGGTGTAGAGTTACCATTGTTAAAAATAATATGATAACCACCATTAAACAAAGTATGTTGCCAGCTACCACCAGTTACCCCAGTGTTAGTACCACCTTGTGCTGATACAACAGAGAAACTATCGTTGTATACTGTGAACACTGTATTAGATCCGTTGTCTGTAATAACTACATATCGATCTCCAAGTGTTGAAGGCCAGTACGCAACGTACACAACGTTTGTAAGTGATGTTAGCTTATCAACATCAGATGGGAACCGTTTAACAGCCCCATCCCTAAAGCGAACATTGTGTACATCTGAAAAGACATTAGGTGGTAGCGATACTGCAGGAGTATCTTGCACAAGACCTGCTGATGCTAGATCTGTGATTGGTATAATCTGTTGTGGCATCGCTACCTCCTATTTTAATCTAATAACTCACGAGCACTCGCGCTGCCCAGTATTCGGGTCAAAAAAACACGCCTCCGCTTTCGCTCCGTCCGTCTCTGTAATACCTTCAACCTGGCCCTCAATCTCCGTTTCTTTTTCCACGGTCTCATTGAAGATTCCGTAGCGTTTTCCAGAGATCCTAAATGTGGTACAGCCCTTGGCTCCCTCTTTCCATGCCGTTTCGTAAACACGTTTGAAATCATCGTAACTAACATCATCTCCCACATTACAAGTTTTAGAGCAAGCACTGTCAACGTAGTGTTGAGCCAAAGTAAGGACAGCTAAGTGTTCATGAACTGAAATGTCATCTGCCTTTCGTCCTTCAACTCCTCGTGCAAAGGCGTAGTCCTTAACGTCCTCATAGCGTGGACCGTCAAAAGTCTGGATGGTACGCTCATATGAATGTGAAAAGACTGGTTCGATTCCACCACTGATGTTATCCGCCACAAGGGAGATTGTCCCAGTAGGTGCAATAGACGTGAGGTGACTGTTCCTAATACCATGCTTTCGGATCTCCTTTTGAACAAATGCCGGGAGTGTACGAATGAAGTTACCTTTTAAGTAATCTTCACGATAGAGGGGGAATGCTCCCTTCTCTTCTGCAAGTTTTGCTGAGGCGTAGTAGGTGTTGTCTCTGAGACATGCGAAGACTTTTTCCATCCATCGCAGGAACGGCTTAGAGCCATACTCGAATCCAAGCATCTCGCCTGCATTAGCAAGACCTGTAACGCCGAGTCCCATTCTCCGCTTATTCTTTGCCTCATCCTCTTGCTCCCTTAAAGGATAGATAGTACGATCAACAACGTTATCCATAGCACGAACAACGTGAGGAATGTCTTCTTTGAATTGAGCAAAGTCGAATGTGTATTTATCATTTTTATTCTTAATTGTATACTTAGTGCAGTTGAAAGAGCCTAATAGGCAAGCCCCATAAGGTGGTAATGGTTGTTCACCGCATGGGTTAGTAGCACTAATGTCCTCACAGTAGTATAAGTTATTCATTTCTTGGATGCGATCAATAAACAAGACACCAGGCTCAGCCCAATCCCATGTAGACTCCATTGCCAGATCCCAGACCTCTTTTGCAGAGACTGTTTCATGTACAATTCCATCAAAAACTAGATCAAAGCTGTCATCTTCTTTAGAAAGAGCCTCCATAAACTTATCAGTGATGCCTAACGATATGTTGAAACCAGTAAGCTTATCAGAATTACGTTTAGCAGTAATGAAATCAACGATATCCGGATGGTCAATACGGAGTACGCCCATTTGCGCCCCGCGTCTATGACCGGAACTACTAATTGTTTGACATACTGCGTCAAAGATAGACATAAAAGAGATAGGCCCACTGGCTTGGCTCTCCAATGACTTGATTTGAGTACCTCTAGGGCGTACTTTAGAGAAATCATAACCTATACCACCTCCTCTTCGCATTGTTTCTGCTGCTTCTTTAGCACGATCCATAATAGAATCCATACTATCTTTAATATCACCTGATACAAAACAGTTGTAAGCAGTAACAAGCTTACCTGCACCCATCGCAGACTGTACCCTACCAGCTGGGAGGAATCGTTGTAGACCAATGATGTCTTCTAGAATCCATTGGTGTTCCACACTATCACACAATGATCGTGCAATGCGCTTAACTTTACCATCAAAGGTCTCTCCCTTTTGTCTGTACTTCATTTCATCTAATTCTTGAGACAAGGGAGTAGATGGACCCTCATAAGTAATGTTGCGCATGTATATCCTCGTGATATTGTTATGTGTTAATTAATCCGAAGGGGGATCCGAAGACCCCCCTATAAGGAACTTAGAGAATTGTTAAACGGCTGTTGCATTCTGCGATGTTATTTTGAATAGCCATTTTAGGTTTCTCCTTTTAATAGGGGACTATGCCGCCTCTTCTGCTTCAGGAACCTCTAAATCTTCCTGCAGCATTTTAGCAAAGGTATCTCTACCAACTTGTAATTGGTCTAAGTTAAATTTAGTAGAACCGATCTTACGGTCTAAGTCAGATAAGTGGCTAATTAGCATCTTTTGCTTATCAGTAAGTTGGTCTGCAGTGTATTCTTTGTCGTTAATAGTAATGGATTGTGTTTGTTTCTTTTCCATTTTATTCTCCTTTAAGTTATTGGTTGGGCAGGGCCATTACAGCCCCGCTGTTATTTTTATTTTATACTACTCAGGCTTAACTGGCCATGTAATATCGTGTGGGAAGCCAGATTGCTGTGGTACATCTAGTAACGCTTGACGATATGTAGACCACTCAGCTTGCTTATCGGATGTAAGTTCAGCCCAGCGCAGAGGATTAGACGTTACCTCGTCAACATTTTTAAGGAGGTTGTCACGTTCAAATCTAGTTTGGTTTTCTAAGTCCTCTGTAATTCTAGCGCTGTCCTCAACCAACGAACCGTTTATAAACAAAGAGGGTGGCTGTGATAGAATATCATCAACTGTAACACTATCGACCGCAAACCCGGTTGGGCAGTTATTGAGAGCGCTACCTTCTTCAGCGTGATAAGAAGATACTTCACGAGTATCCGTGTTATAAACTATGTAAGTCATTATATCATTCTCCAGATAGAGTAATAAGTCCTTCTGCTACCAAAACCATATATATAAGTGTTTGACCCATTAGTTTTTACAATTGCGCTACCGCGTGCGTATCGGTTTAGAGCAGGTAGTAAAACCAAACCGCTAGTAACCGAACTGTAATTGCTGGAACTGTCGGTGCCGTATGTTATTCTCAGAGCGCCGCTAGTATTGTAAACACGGCCTTGGTAAATGGTATCACTTCTGTCATGCCACACCTCTATAAAGAAAGTTCCTGTAGTAGAGCCAAAGTTGTATGCATTGGTGGTGTTGATTGCGCTGCCAGAAGCATGGAGTGACCATGTTCCAAGGCCGCCTGCGGAAATACCTGTCAGGGCAGAACCATCACCATGGAAGCTAGGCGCATGTACAGGCTCCGCAGAGGTAACCTGAGTGTTGTTTACCTCAAGACGTTCTACACCACCAGTAACAACACGCCATTGGTCTGCTGCGTGGAACTGCATGTAAGTGTCGGTGTCACCAGAGTGTAGTATCTGGTCAGCAACATAGATGTCGTTGAACGTAGGGTTACTTGTAGTGTTAAGTGCTTGGTTGGCTGTATAGGTAGTGTACCCTGCGCCGTTGGTAAGTTGGTTGTTATTGGTGATATAGTTAGCATTAGTAGCGCCCGTGTAGCCTAGATCAGACAGTGTCATGTTACGTGTGGACAGGTTTGTTACATGACCATAGGTGTCAACATCAATGTCGCTAACTACAGAAGCGCCTGACAGAGCAGTTAGACTTGCTTGTGTAGACGTATCAGCATGGTTGATTGTGACCGTACCCGAAGTCCCACCGCCTGTTATGCCGCTGCCTGCTGTCACGCCTATGATGTCACCAACATTTGTGGTGTAGCCATTAGGGTTGCTTGCAGGGTAGTAGTAGCTACCTTGTTGCCCATC